TGACCACCAGCCGCATCGTGAGCGTGACGGAGGAGATGAGCGCCGCGATCCGCGGCCAGATAGTGAGCGGGGTGATGATGGAATCAACCCCGTTCGAGGTGATGAGCGTAATCACCAACATCCTGGGCATTCGGGATCTACGCGGCTTCCGCGAGATCGGCACCACGGGGATCAGCGCCAAGGCCGAGGCGATCATGCGCACCGAGCTGCTGACAGTGCAGAGCGCGGCCTCCTGGACCAAGATGGCGGATGCCAAAAACCGATTTCCGGACCTGGAACAAGTCTGGCTGGCGACGGGCGATAATCGCACGCGCTGGGAGCACATCATCGCCCACGGGCAGCGGGTGAAGGTAGGCGAGCCTTTCGTCGTGGGCGGGGAGAAGGCGCGCTTCCCACGCGATCCGAGCCTGTCGCCGAGGAATCGTATAAATTGCCGATGCGATGCGATCCCATTCCGCCCGGAATGGGGCGAACAGGATGACCTGATCGGGCCGCTGAGCAAGCAGATCGAGGAGGAGCGCAAGCGGCGCGAAGAGGAACAGAAGAAGCTCCAGCTGGAATCTGTACGAGGGGTTTATATCGGAGACACAGATGGGCGCAGACCAACCTGAGCCGAGCGGCAGTTTGCCGAGCGGCAGTTTGCCGAAATCATACGTCTCGAGCAGCGGGGTAGCTTTCTCGAATGACGAGGAACAGGACCGCAAATGGGTCCAGATGCGCACGCCGTTCGTATGCTCGTGTAAATATCCGGCGCTAGCGACGTGGAAGTTCTGCCCGCACTGCGGAGGATTGCTGGAATGGAAATCGGTAGCGGCGCCTTCGAGCAAATAAAGCGGCTGGACTGGCACTGGCAGCAGCCGTGCTGGCCGGCCTCGCGAGTAGTCGTTCAGCAGGTGACAGATAGTTTGACGGTGTACCGCTGCTTTTATTGCAAACTGGAGATCCGCAACCAGGCGGTTGCCATGCTGCACATGGTCAGCATCCATCCAGGGCAATCGGCGCGCTGGACGATCTACCCGCCGGCAGTGGGGGTTATCCCGCGGGGAGGTGACGAGTAAACTATGAGTGTAGTGACGGATCGTAATGGCGGCGAGCGGCGATCCGCCTGGGATTCCGAGCGGCAGTTTGCCGAGCGGATGTACCCGGTGAGCCTGACGCTACTGGAGCACCAGATGATCCTGCATCTGCGCATGGCCGGAGCGGGGGTGCTGGCGGTGCGGGTGCAGAAGCGCGCGCGGGGGATGCGCGGGCTGGAGGAATTCCGGGTGACGGAGGTGATCAATCCGGTGCGGCAGATTACTGCCGATGTGGATGGTAAAATTGGGGAAGAGGAAGAATGAATCTCATGCGCCAACTAGTTGGCGACTGATAATGTGGCTTATCAGCATATATGGGACGTTGACAAAAAGCGATAATTCATCTATACTCTAATCGAGACGTGAAACTCTGAAACACGGCTCGCACGGGATCTCGCCGGCGAGCCGTGTTTTTATACAAACAGCCCCACCTGGGGCGTGCGTGAAACAGCATCCCTAACGGGACAAGGGCACACGCAACTGCAGCGGCGGCCAAAAGGCCGGACCTCGCAATTGCGTGTGCCTTTTCGTTTCGGCAGAAATACTGCCGCTAAGGCGTGGATGGGAGGCGATATGCCCTATAAAGCGGACAAGCAAATCACCGCGCTCAGGCTAAAAGAAGCCGAGGAATCGGCTGAGAAGAAAGCCCAGAAGGCCCGCTCGCGCAAATACGGAATCGGGATCAAGCCAGGCGGGAACATGACCAAGCCGGCAGACTACGCCGACGTGTCCGAGAATCTGTTCGCCGACCCGGTCAACTTCCGCTACCCGCTTTCTCCGGCGATGCGGGCGATCAACGCGATTACCCGCTTCAACGACACGGCCAATAAAGCCAAGGGCGGCTACAGCGACGCCGAGTGGGCGATCATGGGACGCAGGATCGCCAAAGCCAACAAGGGCAAGATCTTCAAGGACGGTCAGGTCGTCGATCGGGAGAAAGAGGCGCTCCACGGCTCCAAGGGCAGCCTGGACGAGTTCGTCGGCAAGATCCGGGATGCCTTCGAGGCCAAGTTCGCCCGTCTGCCCAACGGCGATTACCGCCCCGGCTGCTGGGTGACCGANACCTACGANGACCACGTCGTTGCCAAAATGGACGAAGAATTCTACCTGATCCCATTCGAGATCGACGGGACAGAGGTGATCTTCGCCGGGGTTGAGGACTGGACCAAGGTCATCCCGGAAAAGACATACGTGCCGGTCACTGAGGCGCTGCGCATCCTGGCTTCGAAGAAAAAGAAAGACGAGCCGGAGGGCCGCGAGTGGGAAGTGATCATCATCGGGCCGGAGAGCGATTCCGACTTGGTCACCGAGGGGAAGGAGACCTACGTCAAGTCGAAGAACGGCCGGTTGTACAAGGCGAGCGCACTGGAGGCCAGCGTCCCGCTGTGGGATGGGATCAAGGTCTACGACAACCACCTGACGGATGACGAGATGGCCGCCCGGCAAGGGATGCGCTCGGTGGTGCACGAGTGGGTCGGGGTGATCGTCAAGCCGGCCTGGGACGCAGCCAAGAAGGCCGTGACGGGCGTGTTGAAGATCGTAGACGACAATTTGCGGGCGAAGCTGCTCAACGCCGAGAAGGCCAGCGTGCTGGACAAGATCGGGCTGAGCATCGACGCCCTGGGAGAGGGGATCGAAGAGACGATCGCCGGGTCGACGACCCCGGTGATCGAGAAGATCTCCAAGGCTTTGAGCGTGGACGTGGTGGCCGACCCGGCGGCAGGCGGGCGCTTATCACGCATGATTGCGGGGATGACCGGCGACAGTTTGCCGAGCGGCCCGCGGAACTTACTTTCACAGGAGGTAGAGATGGACCCAGAAGAGCTGAAGAAATTGATTGGCGATGCCGTCTCCGCCAGCATGGCCGGGTTTAACGATCGGATTGCCGCAATCGAAGCAAGACTGGCCAGCGCAGGAGACGATGATCCGGACGACGATTCGGATGATGACGATGCCGGCAGCAGCAACGATACCCAGACTGGCGACCAGCTGCCAGAACCGGTGGCGAAGGCCATCGCCGCAGCGGAGGCCAGGGCGGCCGCGCTGGAAGAGAAGATGCGCATCAACGAGTGTGCGCACGTGCTGGGCGTGAAGCTGGGCGAGAGCGGCCTGCCCGAGAGCTATCGCGAGATCATCGCCGAACAGTTCCGCGGCAAGGTCTTCGAGACAGCGGACCTGGAAACGGCGATCACGAAACACCGCGAAGCGCTGAGCAAGCTCTCCGAGAGCGGCAAGATCGTGCTCCCGGACGGGGCGCGGATCAAAGTTGGCTCGCTGACCGAGCTGGACCGGATCGAGCTGGCGCTGCTGCGCCTGGTGGCCGGCCCGACCCGCTTCACCGAGCTGATCAACAAGGAAAAGGCGGAATATCACGGTATCGAATCGATCAAGCACTTCATCGAATCCGAGAAGCCGGCGCTGCCCTACGAGCGCAGGCTGAGCGAGTGGTACTATCGTTTCACCGAGGACTATGACGGCCTGGGGCAGATGCGCAACAAGCGCCTGCTCGAGGCGCAGGTGACTTCCAGCAGCCTGTCGAGCATCGTGAAGAACGTGGTCAACCTGCTGCTGGCAGCCGATTACTCGGTGCGCGAGCAATGGTGGGACCCGATCGTGCGCCAGGAGGACGTGGACACCCTGGACCAGGCAACCCTGGTGCGGGTGTTCGGGATCTCGACTCTGACGGCGATGTCCGAGGGCGATGCGTACGTCGAATCCGCCTGGGCCGACGAGGAGGAGACCGCCAGCTACGTGAAGCGCGGCAACTATATCGGGGTCACGCTGGAAACGTTCCTGCTCGACAAGCTCAATCGCCTGCGCACACTTCCCAGCCGGCTCTCCAACGCTTACTACAACACGATCTCGGCGCTGGTCTCGGCGGCCTTCACGGTCAACACGGCGACCGGGCCAGTCTTGGCCGATACCGGGGCGCTGTTCAACTCGACCGCGGTGACCACGGCCGGCGGGCATGCCAACCTGGGTACTTCGGCGTTGAGCTACAGCTCGTTCGTAGCCGCCCGCACGGCGATGATGAAGCAAACCGACCAGCCCCTGGGCGTAGGGCGGCGCCTGGCGATGGCCAACCGGCCGCGCTTTCTGCTGGTCCCGGTGGACCTGGTTGCCACGGCGGAGGAGATCCGCAACTCCGAGATGATTCCGGCTCAGTCTGGTGGGGCAACCTCGGGCGGGCAGTTCCAGACGGTCAACAGCGTGAAGGGACAGTTCGAGATCATCCCGGTGCCGGATTGGACCGACACCGACAACTGGGCGGCGATAGCC